ATATCTGCCTTTGCTGCTGGTGCAAATATCAATATCAACAAAGGGAGAAATTTTCTCATTTTTCTGTACTTATTGTTTGCTATACATAAGTTTACATGAGCGAAACTTAGTATATGATCTGATTATAAAATGACTGAAAATTCAAAGGAGTCACAGAAGACACCACAAAAAAAGAATGTGTTTTCCAAAATAAAAGACACTATCGATGATAAAGAAGAGCAACTAGAGATTCTAGGAACTTTTATTCGACTTGGTGTTATGGTCTGGGCTGGATTTATAATTTCTTTAAATTATGTTGCTTTTCCAGGTTTATCTAAAGATGGTGGACCTAAGGATATTACTTTCATAGCCAGCGTTTTTACGGGATGTTTAGCAACTTTTTCGGTAGATGTAGGGAAGAAAAAGAAAGAAGGAAAAGATGGATCTAAATCACCATCAGCATTACCTACGCAGATACTACGTATCGAACAAGCTCCAATAAAAATAGTGACAGAGAGCACTTCTAAGAAAGATGTATAGTAGACCAAGAAGAAACTGGGGAGTAATAGCTTTAGTATCCATTTTGGGATTATCTAATCTTTCTTTAGTAAATACTTTAGTTTCTCATAAATTTAAAAGTCCTTTTCCTAATTTAAATTTACCAGTTGGTCCTTACACAAGTTATAGAGTTGTTACTTCAGAGAAAGGATATAGTATTAGTTACAAAGCTAACGATCCAAAAATTCTGGCAAGAACCAAACTTGTAGATGAGGAAAAAGGCTTATTTAAAAAAGATTCTAAATTAAGTTTAAGAGAAACTTATACTATGGATGGTTCTGGAGGTTCTAATTCAGTTAAAGAAGGATCTGTATTGACTGATAAGGATATAGCTTGCATAAAGGTAGAAGGAAGTGGAAATGCTACTGGAAGGGTCGTAGGAGCCTCTGTAGGCGTTACAGCAGCTCCATTGGTAAGTAACATACCAATAGTGGGATGGTTAGCAGCTGGACTCGTTACAATGTTTGCTCAAGATCAAGGATCTGAAGTAGGTGGTAATATAGCTAAAAATTATAATGATTGTTAGTAGCTAGATAAAATTTAGGAAGCTATACTCAAATTAATAGAATATTTGTTATGTCTTGTACAGTTTCCCACGAAAAATTAGAAGATACAATGAAGCAGTTAATTGAACAACAGACTGCTTTAGCTAATGATATAAAGTTAAAAGATTTAGAATTAGGTCAATTAAAAGAATCTTACATGAAAGTTTTAGGAGCAATAGAAATAGTTCAAATTTTAAAAAAAGATATAGAACATCCAGAAGAGAACGGCAATGTAAGTATTACAGCAGATATTGAAGAGGTTACATGAGATGTTATCGGAGATGAATCAAAAAAGATATAAAGCTCTTAGATTATTAGCCGATCATATTCGAACTCCCTCCCGTGATTTATCTCTAAATGCAATATTTAATGATGTTACAGACGAAGATTTAAAATGGGTGACTGAAAAAATTCATTATTATTTATTAAGATTATTAGAAGAATCAGACTATGAGGTAGAAGAAGAGATTGAGTTAGTTTCATTAATGGAATAAAAGATACATTTGTGCAAGTTTATGCAGCATAGAGTTTTTTCAAAGCTGCATAATATATGATTAATTGCGAGCAAGATCTATTAGTCAACCTGATTGAATTATCTCCTCAGAATGCTCGACGAAAATTTAGACAGTCAATATTTGAGTCATGGGAATGGAAGTGTGCATATTGTAACAAAGATTTAACTATAGATTCAGCAACGATTGATCACATAGTACCTAAATTTAAAGGTGGTCATAATGTTAAATCAAATATGCTGTGCTCTTGTTCTAAATGTAATAGGTCAAAAGGATCAGCATTACTAGACGAATGGTATAACAGCTCTAATTTACACTACACAGAGGAAAGACTTGGTAAAATAAAGCATTGGATGGAAAATAATAGTATATCTATTAAGGTTCTATCTACTGATAAAGCTACTCCGTATATAACAAATGATTTCTACATCGGATGGATCTCAAGCTAAAGCCCAAGAGTTTTTAAAAAGCAAAAGTCAAAAGATTATGGAGTATATGCCTGAGTTACAAAAGGCACGTATTCCAGATGCTTTAGCAAGAACTGAAGGTGGCGAAGACCAGAGTATTAGAGGTAAGGTACAGAAAGGTACTATAACAATTCTTTAATGAATAGCGTAAATCCAAAGGATGCTGCCATAGTAAATGAGCATTTAGTCCAGTGTCTTAGAGACTCAGTAATGGTTTTAAATCAAACCCAATTAGTTCACTGGGGATTAATGGGATCAAAATTTTATCAAATTCACCTTCTTACAGGAGATATACAGACTGAGATGACTGAAGGTATTGATAATATTGCTGAGCATATAAGGTCTGTAAATGTAATGACACCAGTAAGTGTTGCAGATTTATTATCATCAAGAATAAAAGATTTAGAAAAATTTGATCCTTTTGATCAAGATAAACTTATTTTAGATATAAGTGTGGCTCACGACATACTTGCAGGTGCTTTTGAAGAACTTGCTAAATATGCAGGAATGATTGGAGATGATCTTACACAAGATTTAGCAGTTGAAAGAGGTAGAATTCATAAGAAAAATCAATGGCATCTTAGAGCTACAATGACATATATGACTCCTGATAAAGAGAAACCTGATGTCGAAGAGGGCAAAAGCTAAACAACTTTCAAAAGATAGATTGAAATGTAATAAGCCAAAAAAGACTCCTAGTCATAAAACTAAGTCACATGTTGTAAAAGCTTGTAAAGATGGTAAAGAAAAAATAATTAGATTTGGTCAACAAGGAGTAAAAGGTGCTGGAAAAAATCCAAAGACTGCGAAAGAAAAAGCTAGAAAGAAATCTTACTATGCAAGACATAATGCACAGGATGCAAATCCAGATAAGTTTTCTGCTAGGTATTGGTCACATAAAGTTAAATGGTAATTAAATAAGACTCCAACTTCTCCACCATTTAGTAATAATATATTTTTCTCCTTTGATAGGAGGTAATGCTTCATGCATAGTTTTATAGTTAGGAAAACCATTTAAATAAAGGTTATTCCATCCTATTAATAAGCCCTTTTTTGGTTTTATTTTTAAATTTAGATATTTAAAATATGTTTCTCCACCTTCTTTTACATCATTAAGATAAATCATAGTAGTCCAAGTTCTTTGACCCATCCACTCACAGTATGTTTTGAATTCATGATTAAAAGGTGAAAAGAAATCATAGTGTTCTTTGTAGTATTCTCCTATTTCATATTTCTGAGCTTGCATAGTTTCACCAAGAAATGGTTCTAAATCCATTAAGTTAGCAATTTTTTTATCAATACTTAAATAAAAAGGATGTTTAAAGTAATTTAAATCTGAAGTTTTACTAGTTCTATAGTTATTTACTAAACACGTATCTCCGTTATCAGCAACAGTTGATGGTCTAAGACCTTTTGATATCATAGAGATTAACTGATTACACTCATCATTTGATAAAAAGTTTTCTTTTTTATAAATTTGAGTTAAAGGATAATAGATTCTTTGAGCTTTTTTTATAATATTATTTTTAAAAAAATTTTTATAATTTATTTTTTTAGGTTTTTTCTTAAAATTTGATAATTTTTCAAGTTTATCTATTTGAGCATTATTAAGGTTGTATGATAGTTTAAATTTTCTTTTTACTTGAGTTCTACTAGCCCCACTAATAGAAGCCTCTATAAAGTATTTTACTAACTCTTCTACTGTCATCTTTAAGTTTTACTAGTCTTAGAATACAATGAAACACAGAATTTACAAATGAGCACTGTAGTAATTAGCTTTTTTATTTTGTTTGGAAGTAGTTATGGAATTAGCTCTGTTCTACTAAAGAAAAATATTAAAGTTCATGATCCTAGTTATAGACCTCAAATAATTTCTACAAGAGTGCTTAGTGTAAGTAAATCTAAAGATGACTGGTTTGTATAGCGTTGCTCCTTAATTCAGTATTGGTAATATATGTATAAAGGTTTTAATTTATATGGATGTCAATCTCCCAGTAGATCAGGAATTTGCAATTCATGCAGCTTCCTTAGCAATCCAAACTTTAGACCGCTTAGAATTGGAAGAAGCATTTATTGAGCTTTTACATCAAAAAGCATTGGATCGTCAAATGTTTTATAACATTATGAAAGATCATGGTATAGATGCCGACATTCAATTTCAGTTCTCTACTGAAGGTCAAATTTCTTAATTAACATGGCTACACGAACAATTGAGGCAACTCTAGATACATTCAGTGTTGATGCTGGATCTGAAATCACATATCTTGGTCCTACAGCTGCTGGTAACAAAGGTGATGCTGTAAGAGGCTTTAGAGTTAATCCTGGTGGTACAGGAGATATTAAAGTCACTCTTGATAGATCTGAAGGCGTAAATACAATCCAAATATTTCAAGAGGATGCTTTTGGAACAGGTAGTGCTCCTACTGGATATCAGAAGTTTTTTGATATAGCTAAAGCAGGTAAAGGAAAAGGAGCTATTGGTGTAACAGTTACTAATGCTGCAAAAAATTATGTTGTTCTTCTTAATTTAGATGGTTATTCTGAAGTAAGTTATAACGGATCTGTTGTCGTCCCCTAAATATCCATTTTTTTCAGAAAAAGGTTATAGACTTACAAAAAAATATACCTCAGCAAGAACTTATGTAGGTTTAAATACTTATGCGAGTTATAAAAATTTTGGTGAAGATATTTGGAAAATAGGTTATGGAAGTGAAAAATTAAATGGACATTATTTAAATTCTAAAGATAAAGCTACTCAAGAAGATATAGATAAACAGTTTTATGAGGATTTAAAAGAGTTTTCTTTAAAGTTAAATGATTATGTTTATGTAAATTTAAATACAAATAGAAAAGCAGCTCTTTTAAGTTTTGCTCATAGTGTTGGAATACAATCTTTTAAGACTTGTAGATTACTAGAATTAATTAATAATTATTCATCTAAATTAAAAATAATTAAAGAATGGAGTCCATTTATAAATACTTACTGGATGTCTGGAGGTGAAAATATGATAGAAAGAAGACGTGTTGAACTTGATTTATATTTTGCAGCTGATAAAGAAATACCTACTTTTTATAAACACACTTGCCATACTAAAGTCTGTCTACTAAATCTAGTTGAAACTTATAAAGGAACTGCTAATCAAATTAAAGGTATTGAATATTTAGAAGCTAAATTTAAGGAATTAGATCCTTCAGGGAAGATTTTACGTCAGTTTTTTCGTTACTGGAATGAGAAGCCATCTGGTCTAGGATCTCCGAAGCGAGCCAAGGTTGATCTTTTAGAT